CCGGGGAATAGTCTGGTCAGTCTTGATATACGACTTCAGACTGGCCTCCTTGCGGAGGTCAGTACATTCTACGTTGATCTTTGAAAAGATCACTAGAAACTGACGGACATCTTTAAACAGTTGTCCGACGAAGTCAATATCAGGATTGACAGTGCCATCACTAAGGAAGATTAGACGAAGGAAACCCGAAAGAAACTTCGGGCGACCCCCTGCTTGGCCGAAGAGGCGAAGCAGGTTGGAGTCTATGGACCCATTGCTTATGGATTTGGTTAAGACCTTCTCCATAGCAGGTAGGGTAATTGTCAGAAATGACAAACCTTCCTTATCAAACCGAGACGTTAATGTTTTAACGTCACGGTCCGTGCGCACACCGTGTTTACTACCCAACTCCTGAAGGAGTGTCGTAGCAATTCGGACCATGCTTTTCACTGTGCCTCCTAGTGAGGTTACAGATCATGGCATGGCTTTCCTAAAGCTGACCCTCCACAAGCTTGTCGGCGTTGGTGCCAGTACCGATGAAGGCTGCAAGAGCCTTCAGGTAGTTGACAACCTTCGTCTTATCGTATCCATTCTTCGGAAAGTTGATGGAGACGACGGCTTGGTAGGACACTGCCATGTTCTGGTCCGGAATTGAAGGATTCACGACGATCTCATCGGCGCGAAGCTTCATGGACCTGTGGTAGCGATTCTTGTTGTCACTGGTGATGACTGCGGAAGTAACTCCCGTAGTATCAGCGAACGAACCCTCGTTGAGGGTCATGCCCAAACGGGCAAGAGACGTTGCTGTACCACCAATGGTAACAGAAATGGGGTCGGGAAAAGCCATGATATTCCTTTCATAACGCTTCACAGCGTGATCGCGGAAAACCGAGATCTAGATAAGGGACTTTCCCTCATCTGATGAATGGGATGTTTTTGGCCTTAGTAAAACCTAAAGCCGCGAGTATCGACGCGCGGAACGGATCTTTAAGAATATCCGTCCACGACGAGGTACTCATATCATAAGGATTTCCTGGATATCGAATGTTCTGCCTAACACGAGCGTAAGCTGCGCCGTTAACGGACACTCCTTTAAAGAAGGAAGTGTTGTTAGGTAGTTTCGATTTGAGCTCGACGGAAAATGTCCTAGTATAGGACACTCCCATCCGTTTCGCTACAAGGTTGTAGTCTGCGACATCTTGCTGGTAAGCCAGCAAACCACCGATGTCGTAGAACCAATCAACCATCCAAGAAAAGGGAAGAAGCTCATACGCAGTGGAGACCGTGAGGCCCCCACCAAGCACTTTCTGAGCTTTCTTGATATAGCTCTGTCTCCGTATTGAGAACTCATCTGGGTCATAAGAGAACCACAGATAAGTTGCAAATACGTTGCGGAATTCCTGTTGTACGATCGTCCAATCGACCCCAAAGGGTCGCATGGACGAACCGGTCTGAGGGCACTGCATACGCAGCACCCCGAGCCCGGAAACAGTGTAATTCACTGGACCAGTCACGGTCGAGGCAGGACTATTGAACGAACCCGTGGTAGATGACGAATTGTATGCTTCTTTCTTACGAAAGACATACTCCCTATTGCTGTTTTCCAGAAATTTGACATATTTCTGGTCCGCAGCGAGGATCGCCTCAGCACCCCTCTTGATGTCGTCAGCGGTTGGTTTCCAACCAAACTGACCACCAAGATAAGACTGACCAATAGCCTTAGAACCAGCGGACGCTGGCAATTGAAAGAGCCGGTTGGCATCTTTCAACTCGCC